GATGATTGTGTTGGGTTTGTATATTTGATTACCAATCTGACGAACAATCGCAAGTATGTCGGAAAGAAATTAGCAAAATTCTCTAAAACCACATACAAAACTATCAAGAAAAAAGACGGCACGAAAAGGAAAAAACGTGTTCGTTCTAAAATAGACTCGGACTGGCTAGAATATTACGGTTCGTCTATAGAACTAAATAAAGATGTAGAATCTTTTGGGAAGGAAAACTTCACTCGAGAGATTTTGTATTTTTGTAAATCTAAAGCAGAATGTTCTTACATTGAATCACGAGAACAGTTTGCGAGAAAGGTACTAGAAAGCACCGAATACTACAATAATAACATTATGTGTCGTATTCATGGTTCTCATATTCTAAACAAACTATGACATATTTACTATTTGCTGTAGCGTTGTCACTATCCGCAGTAGCTGCATATTATGCAGTTGCTGGGTTAATTGCCATTTTTGCTGCAGCAGTAGTCCCAATTGCCATCATGGGAACATTGCTGGAAGCAGCAAAACTCGTGGTAGCATCGTGGCTTTATCGTTCTTGGAGAGAAATACCAAGACTGATGAAGTCATATTTCACAGTTGCCCTTATTGTTTTAATGTTACTGACTTCGATGGGCATCTTCGGTTTCTTATCAAAAGCACATCTTGACCAAGCAATTCCTACAGGAGATGTTCAGGCTAAGTTAGCATTAATTGATGAGAAAATTAAAACAGAAAAGGAGAACATAAATGCAGCACGTAAAGCAATTACTCAATTGGATCAGCAAGTTGATCAAACCATCGCAAGAACAGAAGACGCCAGAGGTGCAGAGCGTTCCATCGCCATCCGTAGAGGACAGCAAAAAGAACGAAGTGCCCTCCTCTCCGAAATTGGAACAGCCCAAACCAAAATCGCCAAGTACCAAGAAGAACGTGCGCCAATCGCAGCCGAAGTCCGTAAAGTCGAAGCAGAAGTAGGACCAATTAAATACATCGCTGCATTAATCTATGATGATAATCCAGATACAGACCTACTTGAAAAAGCAGTACGCTGGGTTATTATCATGATTGTGCTTGTATTTGATCCACTTGCTGTTCTTATGTTAGTTGCTGCAAATTGGCAATTAAGAAAAGATAAGAACGAAGTTCCAGCATTAGTTGAAAAAGACTGGACATCGTTCTTTAAAAAAGAACCTGTTGAAGAATTTCCAGAAGAGAAACACATCGATTTAAAAGACGAAGTGGTCGTAGAAGAAACTTCCAGTATAAAAACATCTTCAAACACAGAAGAAGAAATACCAGAGATCAAAGTAGATGAACTATCTAAAGATTGGGAACCAGAGTTATACGATCGAGTTAAAAAGATTGAATATGACTCTGCTGGTAGAAGAATTACTCCAGTTCTCGAAGAAGAACTAAAAGCACCAAAAACACAATCATTCCTCAAAAAAGTTCAAGAAACTCTTCTTGGTATTAAAACCATAGAAAAAGAGGTTGAAGAACTGCAAGATAAACCTATGAATCCTAAATAACAGTAGACAGCGATGCTGTCATAACTAACAAAAAAAGGTTTTTAAAATGACTAAAAAGATCGCTATAGCGGTGCTTTTTGTCATGGTTTTGTCCCCTGCGATGGCTGCTGATCCCATCGTGACTGATTCGACTAGTAGAAGCACTACAGATTCCACTTCAAATAGCACAACAACAGTAAAATCCCCTCCACCAACAGCAGTGGCTCCAGCCATCACGATTATTAATAGTGATGTTTGCGCAGTGGCTGTATCTGGTGCAACTCAAACTCAAATTCTTGGTATCTCTTTCGGTGCCACGATGACTGATAAGAATTGCGAAAGATTAAAACTAGCTCGTTCCACATATGACATGGGCATGAAAGTAGCAGCAGTTGCTATCATGTGTCAAGACGAAAGAGTATTTACAGCAATGATGAATGCTGGAACACCATGTCCGATAGATGGTAAAATTGGTGAACAAGCCAAAGCAATTTGGGATGCAAACCCAGACAGAGTCCCACAAAAAGTCAAGAGTAAAGACTAAATGAGATTCTGGGTATTAATGTTTTTGGTTGTTGGCTTGGTTGCATTTACACCAAGAGCTAAAGCACAAACTCCAATAACATCTGAAAACATACTAACACCAACAGTCGGTGCATGGACTGGCTCAGTTGCTGGGCAAAATGGTGGATTTAGTGGTGGTGGTAATGGACCAGCATTCAATGCAGGAACAAACACATTAATCTTTGGCTACACGACAGCAACAGCAACACAAACAATAACTGCTGAAGCATTTGCACTACAACACGCATTAAACTTATCAAACTCTGGTATAAAGATTAATGGATACAATTACTCTTGGCTTATCAATAACTCAGGTGAACAGTCAGGAACATTAAGTGGTCAAGTCAGATTGATGCGTGGTAATATCGCTCTTGAAACTTACACTTATAATTACAATACACCAACAAATAGTTTTGAGTTAAAAACAGGAACACAAAACTTTTCCAGTGAGTATAGTTTACTTGCAGGTGATGCTATGCAATTATCGTTCACTGGTAAAGATAGTAGATTCTGGGCAGGTTATTATGGACCACAAGTTCGCCAACCATCTTTAACTTTAAATTATACAACTGATCCATGTATGTCAAATCCAGCGTATTCATCATCATGTGCTGGGTTCAACGATATTCTTACTAGTCGAAGAATGTATGCTGAAAGTTACGCTATTAATCAAGCATTAGACTTAGTTGGTGTTGGATTAAAAATACATGGTTTGAATTATGGTTATGATTACGTGCTAGGTGGTAGATGGTGTTCAGTTGCTGGAACAAATCCAGATGGAACACTAGGTTGTTCAGAGTGGGCTGATTCATCTCTTGCTGTTGGTGTTGCAGTAACAAAAAATGATCATAGCATTTTATATTCTACTGGTCATATTCACTCAGAACAGAATTCAACTGGATCCACTAATTACTCTCACATTTTTAGTAACTCATTATTGCTAGGCGATATGGGTGGATTTGCTATGGTCGATGAGGTGCATGGAACTGGCGCAGTATTTAATAAATTTAGTAGCTGGAAATATACACCAGACCCATGCGTAGTAAATCCGTTGTCATCTACATCTTGCGCAGGTTATGCTGCAGCATACCTTACTCAGCAATGTAATGCGAATCCACTCTATAATGCATCATGTCCTGGATACGCAGAAGCACTATTTACTCAACAATGTACTGCTACTCCATTAATATATCCTTCATGTCCTGGATACGCTAGTGCTTATTTAACATATCAATGTTCTATTAATCCATTATACAGTACCACATGTCCTGGATACGCAGAAGCATATTTAAATTCTCAGTGTATTAAAGATTCATTATACTCAACAAAGTGTGAGGGATATGCTACTGCTTACGCTATCAAATATCTAACACCAATATCCACAGACTCAACTGTGGCTAATGCAGTTAATGGATCTCTATCAGACACTGCTGCAGTTAAAGCAAACGATCCAGCTAATACAAAAGTAGCAGTCAATACTGTTACAACTACTGTTAATACAGATGGTTCTGTTTCAACTGGTGTATCAACTACTGGTGATACCAATGTAGATAAAGCAATCACTACTAAAGCATCAACTACTAATACTGCACCAGCTGCAGTTCAGTTAGCACCTCCTCCACCTCCACCGCAACAAGTGGCTCAGAATGAACCAAAAGGTGGGGATAAACCAGAACCAAAAGGCAGTAAAGACAAACAAGAGGACAAAAAAGATGATGCTTCGAAAGGCTCTGGAGGCAATTCTCCGTCACAGAATACTAATACTACTGCAGCGTCATCTGATAAGCCAGCAGCACCAACTACTCGTCAAGCACTCCAAGAACGAAGAGAAGCTGCAGCAAGAGCAGAAGCAGTAGAAAAAGGTAAGAACCTTGCTAATGAAATGGGTAAAGTTGCTGACTTAGAATCTCAGAAACAAATTCAAAATGTAGTTATCCAAGCAATGGGGTACACACCTGGATTTGATACATATGGTAAAACAATGTTACCAGATGTTGTAGGATATAGACCATTTAGCATTTATAATAATCAAAGAACCATTGACAATCCAGTTGGAAGAAGATTAATGTCTGGTTCTGATAGATTACATAATGAAATGATTGAGGCACAATACCCTAAATGAGTATTTTGTTTGAATCGTTCATGATATTTTATTTTATTGAAGTGTTTGTTTTGATTTCAGTATTCATTTGGTATTACAAAGAACCTAAAAAACAAAAAACCAAAATACACGATCCTTGGGGGATCTGGAAAGATATAGGAAAACCAAATGACAGAAGAAATAAAGGACGTCAATAAAAAGATTGACGATGCTCAAGCAGCAGTTAAGAAATATGCTAGTGCAGATACAGTTATTAGTATTGGTGGATATGAATTCACACCAGCAAAATTGATGGTTGCGTTTACCCTAGTGTCATCTCTTTTGGGTGGTCTTTATGGTGCATTTGAAGTTTACAAAGACTATCAAAGCATGAAGAAAAAGATCGCTGAGTATGTCACACCTGATTTAGAAGGCATTTACAAAAAGATTGAGGTGCTTGAAGTTAGTACTAACAAAACTGTAGAGTATACAGACACTATTAAAAACGATCTTAAGAACGATGTTCGTAGATTAGAAAGTGTTGTTGAGGGTGTAGAAAGATCTACAAAAACAGCACAGCGAGATACAGATGCAGCAATTAAAGAAATGAAACGTGAGAATGATACTACGCTGAATCAAATGAAACGTGATAATGATGCAACAATTAAAGAAGTACGTAGATACACTGATCAAAGTGTAAAAGAAGTAAATCAAGAATTGGTCAGAAATCAAAAAGAAACAACAGCGGAAATCCGTGCATTGAGAAAAGAAGTAGACGATAAAATTAAGAAAGCGTTGGATAATCCACTGTCCAACTAAGGAAGAAGGAAAGTATGGAAGAGAAGGTAGATTTAAACAAGAAAGTAGATGAGTTTGAGTCAAGTGTAAAGAAATTTGCTAGTAAAGACACAGTCATTAGCATCGGTGGGTATGAATTTACTCCAGCAAAGTTAATGGTTGCATTCACCATTGTTTCGTCAATACTCGGTGGTCTGTATGGAGCGTTTGAGGTTTATAAGTCCTATCAGGACATGAAAACAAGAATTGAAAAATACGTTGCACCAGATTTATCCGAGTACGATAAGCGTCTAGCTGTGATTGAAGAAAACTCTCAGAAGACAACTGATTATACTCGTGATATTAAAAATGACTTGAAAAATGATATTCGTCGTTTGGAGAAGATAGTTGAGCAAGTCGAGCGTGATGGTAAACAGTTATCTAGAGAGACTGAACAGGATGTTCGTCAAATCCGTAAAGAAATAGATAATAAAATTCAAAAAGCACTAGACAATCCATTAGCCAAATAAT